CGAGCAAGTTTCATGAACTTTCTAAACTCAGATTCAGTTAATAGGTTTTTTGCCATTTTATGTAGGACTCCTTAAAATACATAATAAATAGTGGTGTTATTTTATAACGACTAAAAAAATGCCTGAGAAAGTTTCGGATTCTTTTTAAGTTTTTCTAAGGCATTGTCTTGGATTTGTTTAATCCTAGCAAATGAGACTCCCTCTCTTTCTGCTATTTCTCTTAAAGTCATCTCTCCGTTCTCATAAATAGATATCAAACAACAATTAAACTCTTCTTCATATGGAATCCAATGGCGGCAGGTTGAATTCTCACAGCTTTCTTTACAATCTAAATGGTGCCGACTACATTTTAATAAGCCATCTTTCATAAATCTGGGTGCTCCTGTTCTATTAAATCAAATATATCTTCAACTTCTTCTTCTGTCAAACCCAGATTAACTTTTAATTCATTTCCTTTGTCTCTTAACTTCTTAGACTTCTTTATCTTTGCTTTGGCCTGTGGCTTTATGGAATCCACATACTCCATAAATAATTCATCGCCATCAATGTATGAGCTTATTATCTGCCTAAAGAACTCAGATTGACGAAAACCGTCATACCGAAGTTTAATAAAAAACTTAGCATGACGGTGATCGTTGTCTTCAAAAACTATGGTCTTGGTTTCTTTACCATAATCATATTCATCAGCCATCTTAACCTCTGATGAAACTCTTTATATCGTTCACATGGTACCAATGTTTGGGATGTGGATTGCTAGGTTCAGGCATAGCTGTGACTGTACCATTCTTGATTAGAAGGATAGTCGGCACACCTTCAAAGTTATGGGCTCTTTCGAGGCCTTCACCATCTTCCATGTTGAAAGCAAAGAACCTCACGTCCTTGATACCTGATGCCACCTCTTCGTATATTGGCTTGAGGGCATGGCAAAGATGGCAACCATTGTTGTAACACTTAACAACAACAGGTTTATCTAAATTGTATTCACCAGATATAAGCTTATCTAATGAATGCCTTGCTAACCTCTCAACCATTTTCCCTCTCCACTCTTTGAATCAAACGATCAATATACCAGCGAGCCTTCTTAAGATCCTCAACTGGCTTTCCCTTGTGCTTATATCGAGCAATATACTTGACAGCATTGCCTGCCTCAAAGCCAAGGTTCCAGTCTTCGATCACATCAATAACTTCAAACTTACCTTGGTTATAGTGATCGGGGTGATTGACTGTCTCTTTTACTACGGGAGCATTTCGCTGTGATTCCCAGCGAGCAAGTCCTTCAAGGTCACTATTGTCAAATAGGTCTAGCTGTTGCATTGATGAAATCCTGTTGATCCTTTCATATGTCTTAGCTGCTACTTTTGGTGATGTCATTTACTGCCTCTCTTGTTTTTTGAATACATGTTGGGCAGAAAAGGTTCACCTTCTTCTCTGCCTTACGAACCACAACAGACCATGTAAGAGCCTGTTGCTTATTTTTCTTATCAAATGAGGAGCCACAACTAGAGCAAGAGTCGGGCATTAAATGAAAAAGAAACTGGTCTTCCTCTAAGGTTGCTTGGCCTTTCTTTTTCTTTAGTGCTCTTCGTTCTGCTCTATTCATCTGTTTCCTCTGTAAAATCATATCCCCATTCACAGCATTCACACATTGTATACCCAAATTTTGAGGTATCGCCCAGTTCTACTGGCTGGGGAAAAGAATACAAAGTTTCAATATAGCTTTCGTCATCTGTTTTAGACTCATAATAGTCTTGAAAGCTTTGTGCTTCGTCTTCTGCTGCTTGTCTGCCTTCTTCAGTAGGAGGGTGTAGGATATCCCCTGTTTCTCCCCATACTTTTCCGCCATACTCTGCCAACCAGCCTTCATAATCAGGCTGACCTTCTAGCCATGGTTCAATACTCATCGTTCCATCCCACAGATTCTTGGGGCTGGATATGCTGACTGCTTAAAGATTACGACGGCAGAAGGAAACGGTGCTGAGTTGGTGCCTTCACCAAACTTTAGCCGCCCTTTGATGAATCTAATCTCGTCTGCCTTCATAACAAACTCATGCCAATACTTGGTATCAGTACGAGCAGGAATCAACATAACCACCTTTGTCCCCTGCTTCTGTCCCTCATGGTAAGCCTTAGCAACCCAATCCTTAAGCTCTCGCCCGTATGGTGGATTCAGGAATACCGTATTGCCTGACCAATCTTGGGACAGAGCGTCAGCAGACATATCAAAGTAATTAGATACCTTGTAATTATCTGCCGAAGCAGCAGCGTCTAAAGTGAATGGTCCATATAAACCATTCAACTTATCAAAGAAGTCTTGTGGAGTGGCCCAGTCATTAGACTCAGAGCTAAACATAAGTTTGGTTGTTTCTTTATCCACCTGTACTCCCAAGCGCTCCATCACCTCTATTTGAGATAGTGATACCATCTTCATACAGAGTGTCTTCCATAATTTCAACTGGCCTAAATGGCATGACAGGAACCATTACCAACTGAGCAATCTTGTCACCGTGCTTGATATGTTGAAACTGTCCACCAAGATTATGGAGGTCAATGAAGACCTCTCCATTATAGCCCGAGTCGATGACATGAGCGCCAACAATTAGGTTTCGTTTGGATGCTACACTGGACCTGTTCATAACTTGAAGCATGTATCCATGAGGAACTCCAAATTTCAATCCAAGAGGGACAAGCCTAGATTCGCCAGGAGGAATAACGATTGTCCCTTCTACACAAGCAAAGACATCCAATCCAGCGTCAGAAGGATTGGACCTCTGTGGTGCTTCTGCGGTGTCATTACACCGATAATACTCAATTAGCATCGGTTTCCTCTTCTCGGCTTAGGCCAGTGATGCTGGAATAAGCATCATAGATTTCATCCATATCGCCCTTTGTCTTAAGGATACGGTATGCCTTAACAGCAGACCTCATCTCCTCTGTGGTAAGCCAGCCGTTGTCCTTAAACTCCTTACGAAGCTCACGACGATGCTGCTTGTAAGGCTCAATAGCCTCTTCGATATCATTGAAGGCTCGGATGAACTCCTTCATGTATCGCTTCTTCTCTTCAGTACTTGTATCAGCCATGGTATATCTCCTTGTTGTGCTGCTATTATAACGTCTTCAAACTATCTGGCAAGTAAAAATCAATAGCCTCTAAGATTTTTTACTGCCAACTCTTTGTGCTTAGCCTCAATCATTACATCTAGAACAAGGCCGTAATCGTCAATGGGACCAGTAACAAGATCCGAATGAGCATTCGGTTTAATCTTCGCATCATTGTATTCTACACTCCTACTTTCAGAATAGTGAACTACGGGCGTAATATCTCCCCAAGTTTCTTTCGCCATGAAGAGAGCCTCTTCTTCAGATTGACCACCACCACAGAATTTATGATGATGGTAATCAAATACGATAGGAACACCAGTATCAGCAAATACCGAATGATAAAGGTCATGAGTCGAATATAGAGACGGTCTATCATCGTTCTCCACCGTTAGTCTCATTCTAACCCGATCAGGAAGCCTGTCAAGGTTATCACAGAATGTTTTGAGTGCCTTTGGTTTATCACCATAGGCGGCACCAACATGAATATTGATCTTAGCTTCTGGTGTTCTTGGTAGACCAATCATATCAAAAAACTCACCGTGAATATCAAGGTCTCGGACTGTATTGGCCAATACCCTTTCATCAGATGAAGCTAGTTTGTTGTATGGACCAGGGTGAGAAGTAATCCTAATATTGTTCTCTCTAGCATAATCGCCTGCTTCTTTACAAGCTTTCTCAATCTCTTCGTAGTCAGGAAGATCTTGAATCTGGTATTCCGAGGCCCAAGGAAAAACATTTGACGACACTCTGAAGAAGTGAATGTCATTAGCCACATTCCATTTAAGTATGGGCAGAAAGTCTCTCACATTTTGTAGGGCCAGTTCCGAAGCATAAGTAATTCCCTTAGCATCGAAAGTTCTACGAATCATTCCCCGAGACATAGTAACCTTTTTGGTTCCTCTCGGCTTATCAAACTTTGTTGGGTATGATAGTTCCATATTGATACAAGCATACCCGTATCTCATCGGCATGGTGCCTCCTTGCCCAGACAGTATAGCCCGCTTGAAACTGGTGTCAAATGTGTTCAGGAGAGTATGAAAAGATTACTTGTGTTTCTCCCACAATATTTTGTATGTGGGTTTTAAACTTCTCTTGATTCTCAAGCTTTTTGTTTAGAGTTCGCCACTCACCAACCTTCTCCATAATATCCATCTTATTAACAATCAGAATATTAACATCATTCATTCTTACTGCTTTCACAAGTTTGTGGCTGTTGATCCAATTACACTGTCTCTTCCTGCCTGTGGTGGCACCAAACTCATTGCCAAGCTGCTGTAGCATCTTCAATCTTTGGTCAGAACCTTGGAACTCTTTTGCTCCTACATAAGTTTCATATGGCTTGATTACGCCATATACATTTCTAATCGCTGTAGGTGGAACACCATTCTGAATGACTGCTGAGATTCCTGTGTTACAGGATGTGACATACGGATACTCACCCCAATCAATGTCAAGGTAAAAGCCTTGAGCACCTTCCATAAGGACAATACTTGAATCACCAAGCTCTTCATACATATCTACCAGAAAAGGCTCAAGGGATGATACAGACTCAGCGCGACTACCACACCTAAAATGCTTATCACGATAAGCAGGTCCATTACCTGTCTTAGTGGTTCCGACTTTTTCATCCTTTGAGTCCTCTTCAATGTGAGATTGTGTGATTACGTGAGCGTTCTTGGCAATTCTAAGATTGTTTTTGACATCAATACCAATTGACTCCAACTCTTGGATCTCTTTCATTAGCTTGGCTGGGTCAATGACACAGCCGTTTCCAATGATGCTCTTTACACCAAAGAAAACCCCAGCAGGGATATGATGAGTAACAACTTTTTTGCCTTCATGAAAGATAGTATGGCCAGCATTACAGCCGCCATTGAATCTAACACAATGGCTATAATAGTTTCTTTTTAGAAGGGAGTGAGAAACCTTACCCTTGCCCTCGTCACCATACTGAAGGCCGAGAACTACATCTACTACCAATTTTAACTCCTAATATTGAATAGTTGTAATAAAAATCTTTTGATGAGATTTGCTTTCTCTTTGTCTGTTTCACAATTACCAAACAAAAAGTTGTATGTCGTTTTCTCACCTTCAATTTCTTTGTTTAGTGTTTTGATTTTCTTATTCATCCATTTTGTCTGTTGTTTATAGTTATTTGGATTCCTAATATTGAATCTATCAGACATTTCTAGAAGAATAAAATAATCTTCGTCATCTAAAGCTTTCTTTGCTTTTTTGAATAGCTCAATTCTTTCTGCTCTTTCGTACTCTGATAATCCTTGTACTTTATCTGGGTGAAGATTAAGAGCCAGCTTTTTAAATAACTTGGTAAAGACATCTTTCATCTGTTTCTTTTCAAGATCATCTTGAACTTCGGGTTGGACGACTACTTGCTTTCCTAAGTCTTTGTAAGGCTGTACTCTTACCTCTTCTTCTTGATTAAGTTGCTTTTGTTCAGAAGTTTTGTTGGCAGATTCATCTGCTTTCTTTTGTTTAAGAGAGTTGATATCTATATTCTTGCTTTTACAATACTCTTCTAAGAAGAGCATAAAGTCTGTGGCTGAAGTAGAAGACAACTCTTTTACTAGCTTAAGCTCTTCGTGTTTGAAATTAATTTCATTAAGAGCCCGCTTCCACTTTACTAAATCAGAGACAAGCAAGGTAAACCCTCCGTATTTAAATAGGAAGGAGGGTCTAACTATTTACTTGCCTTGTCCTCGGTACTTCTTCTTATAGCCCTTATTTCCACCATTAGGCCCAGGATTCTTATATTTTGTTAGTGGGCTTTTGCCGATCGAGGTCTTCTTCTTTGGTGCTTTGTTGTGTGTCTGCTTTTTCATGCTTTCTCCTTTTTGTTAGCATTTAACAGTTTTACTTTAATATCTTTTGGAGCCTTATTCAAGCATTTTCTTATTTGTTTCTCGTAGTATTTCTTCTTTATGTCTGGTGATTTATCGGAAACGGGGCGGTTGTCTATCCTGAATAGTTCGACACCGTGTTTCGTACATTCTGTTCTTTTATGGACATCTCTACGGATTGTTCTAGCAAATGCTTTTTCTCCTCCCCAGCCTTTTATTGCTTTATAGTGTTGCCTACCTTGTAATTCAAATGCTAATCCCAACTCTTCGTTGTAGCAGTCGAGTTCCAGTTTATAGCCCGTCTCTGGATTTCTCAGCCAATCAGGGCGAGTGTTTGGAAATTCAAATTTACCAAATCTAGATATAAATG